TCTATTGTCAGATGCAGTCCGAGTCCCCTTTCCATATGAAACTCGAGCTGCATCAGCAATATCTCCATCACTACCCATTATGTCTATAAATCTTACAAACCCATGCTCATGTATGCTTTGCTCTTTTATTTTCATTATAATCATCTCCAAAAAGTACTATTTTCATATCTTCAAATGCTTTCTTTTTATACTCTGCTTCACTTCTAGTCCATGATAAGCTTGCTGCTGTATTCTGTTTTTCTCCGTAATGGTTAATCATATCAGTTAAGTAATATTTGGTTTGTTCTTCCGTTAAAAGCATTCTGTCCTCCTAACATTTTTTCCATTGGGAAAGTTGAAAATCTGCTTGCAGGTCTGAATATGTATTATTATCTATAATGTCAACAATTTGTTCTGTTGTCATTCCGTTCATAACCATTTCATTAATGTCCTTTTCAGTCACACTATCAGGCCAAATACAAACACTATAACCATTTGCTATTACCTTCTTTAATGCATCTACTATTTGAACATTCCTCCTTTCATTGTCTAATACAATAATATTACTAAGTTTTAATTCTTTAAAATTTAATCCTGCCGATGCTAAACAGTTTGGTAAAAACAAACTGTCTAAAGGTCCTTCCACACAATAGATTTTTTTATTATGGTCAAGACGTTCTTGGCCGTAGACTAAATTTTCAACCCCTTTCATTTTTATTGTTATGTACTTTGACTGTTCATTAGGATCAAAAGAACGACCCTGATAACCAATCACGTTACGTTGCTCATCAAAAAATGGTATAACCAATCGTGGTGCGTCAAACTTTAGTGAACTAAACTTATTTGGTATAATAGTATTTGTCCACTTCTTAAATTCTTTACATAAGTATAGGTATCTATAATGCCTTTCTGGTATTAATCTTTTCTGTAAGTATTGTCGTGCTGGATGGTCTTGTGCAAGAGATGCGATAGACTCCATGCCTTCCAAGACATTATTGAACTTGGGAACAAAATCAAATTTTGGTAATACTTTTTCATCTCTTTTCCCTACATCTTCTTTATAATTTTCAGTTAAATAATCTCTATGTAATGCAGGACTAATTTGTTCTAAAAACTTATTGAAGCTTGTACCAACATTACAATTATGACATCTATAAAAGTATTTATTCTTCTTCTCATAGATGAAACCACGACACTTGTTCTTGTGCTTCTTTGAATCACCACAGATAGGACATCTAAAATTCCATAAATTATTTTGCTTCTGTTTAAATCTTCCTAAAATAGACGAACATAGGTTTATATATTTCACATCAATAAAAGCTGTACTCATTAACAATCCTCTCTATAAAATCTCCCAAATGTTGTACTCAACACATCTTCCCAACTAACAGACTCTTGTGTAACATATCCTTCTTTTGGTAACTTGTCAACTAAAAACAATTCAACCATAGCCAACATACCACATGCTGTTGTATATTCTATTGCCGTATACCTTCTCCCATAAATAGATTGTGGTCTAAACAACATACTATAAGTTTTAGTTTGATGATGCAACTCATTACTAGTATGACCACTTGCAGCTGCATAAAGTATTACTTCATCTTTTCTTGTTGTGGGAATATATTTTTTAAATAAGTCTGTTAAAATATCTTGTGGTAGTTTGAGGTCATTAAAAAGAAAGTCAGCATACTGATGGTGTCCTATTCTACGAACAGTTTTATAATCCACATCAACACCTGCTATACCTCTGTCATCTAATGTCTTTGCGAATGTTCCAATACCACCAGATGTATGAAAGGCTTCATAGTCGATACAATCAATAGTCAATGTTTCATAACCAGACAACGCATCTACTTCATCATAAGAACCATTACGAACTACTTGACATTTACCCATGTACTCATTTACTAATCCATCACCACTCCAAGACCCATGATACTTTAACTTGTTTGTTGCATCTTGTGATAATGCACCAACCCGTATTTTAACCTCATGTAAATCAGAGAAGTCCTTTGCTAGATGATTTGCTACTACAGTTGAAATACCCGGAGCTAAACCACAATGTGGCATTGTGAATGATATACCTGTCCGTGTTGGTGAAATATAACTACGATGTTCTATCCACTTATCTAAAGCATCATCCTCAGAAAGATCAAAGTATGGAACTTCGTATTCTAAACAAGATTGATAGAGATATATGTTTTGTGTGAATGGTAATGCATTGATGATAAGAGTTTTATCTTTAACAAACTCATCAAATTGTGTTTCATAAGATACGGGAGTATCTATCTTAATATAATGTGATTCATTAATTGGATTGTGTGCTTGATGTGAATCTATATCAGCGATAGATACTTTATAATCAGAACCCTTACCAACTAATAAACTATAGATGGCAGTTCCAATTCTTCCAGCTCCAACTATTCCGATGTGTATTTCTTGATTTTCCATAACCCAATTATAACATAATAAAAAGACAAAAACAAGGAAAATGATTTACAATAAACTACCTATTGGTAATTTTGCTCCTGGCAAAAAATATCCTATCATAGTACCGATAATTATTAATGCACCCCACGTTGCCCATTTCCACCTGTCTAGGTGTCTAATCCTTTCATCAAGAATATCAAAACGACATGAAATCTTTTTACGAACAGTTTCATGAAATTCTAAATCAGCTTGTTGATGTTGTTCAATTCTTCCATGAAGTACTTTTACATCATCAAGTCGTTCATTATTCTTTGTTGTAAAATGACTCTTAACAAACTCACATTCTTTTTCTAATTCGTCAATAACATATTTTAAATGTTCAATATCTTTCTGTACTGTAAGAATCTGTTTTTCAGATTCTCTGGATTGACTGTCGGGCATTTACTTATTTTCCCTACAATCCTCTAACTGCTTTACCATAGAATTTTCTGTGTTGAACCTATCTTTAATCCACCTTGGTGTTACTTCATAATTACCATTAGGCAACTTTGTCATCTGAGCTTCACCAACTATTCTAACAGTAGGTCGTTCATATGCATTACTATTTGCACAACCTACAAACAATACGAAACACAATCCAATCATTAAATTTTTCATTTTATTTTCCCCTTCTTTATTGTGCATATGGACGTAATAACTTACTTTTTGAAGCATGTCTTAACTTTCTCAATGCTGTTGCCTCTATTTGTCTTATTCGTTCAGAACCAACTTTAAGTTTCTTTCCAACTTGATCCAATGTATATTCCTTTTCTCCATCTAATCCAAATCTATAACGTATTACCAGAGCTTCTCTATCTGTTAATTTAGATAAAACTTTCTTTACATCTCTTTTGAGTTGTTTAGAAATTACATTCTTTTCTATATTAGTATCATCCTGTCCTATATCACTATGTTTCTTTCTCAATGGTTCATTACGTTGTTTTCTTAGAATATCTCCTTTCTTAACTGATATTGGTGATCTTAAACCATATTTAGCCTCTAAGAATGTTTTAAAACTTTTCATATTATTCTTTACGACCCGTATTACCACCACGAGCTCTATCAGCTAGATACTCAAACATAGAATCAATACCTTCTACGTCTGCATCTACAAGTGAGTTATCCATTTCTTTTTTTCGTGCTTTAAATTCTTCAAAGCTTGCCTTATCAGAATTTTTTTCTATCTTATCCATGATCTTTAATCCAAGACCAAGTGCGTTACCAATAATTGATCCTAACATTATTCTTCTCCTTTTTCAAATTTCTTTAAGTATAACATATGGTCTGTCTTATCATGTTGAACAATAATAGATTTATTGGGATACTTCTTTGCGTAACCAACTATTTTTTTTCCTGTATCTGTTTCAATATCAACATACTTATCCCATCTTGCATATTTTCTTTTGCCCAACTTGCAATTATTATATTCAGTATCACCAACTTTAAATACATCAACACCTGCAAACTTATCATCAGGTGTAATGTTTGGTTCTACGGCTACTGCATCATCTTCTCTCAATCGTGGTTCGGTTCTATTATATTTTTGTGTAGTCACGGATAGATTTCCTTTCTCATTATTCATAGGATCATTATCTTTATGATGAACATCCATTTTATCACCTTTAGAAACTTTACCAAGTTTTGCCATTAATCGTCTAGCACGCAATCTACCAGCATTTCTTTCTCGTTGATCTGGTTTTTTATGGTAGTTATCATATTCTTTACGATAATTTCTATCTTCCCAAAATGATAATTCTTTATCAGGTTTCTCACCAACAACTCTCGTTGATTTTAATTTCTTTTTCTTTTTCTTATCTTCCATATGAAATTGTCTACCAAGTGCATCAGGTGAATACTTGTCCCAAGGAGATTTTTTCTTTTTCTTTTTCTTTACTACAGAAGAATCATCACCAGTTCCAACAACTGCCATACCTGTGGCATTTGTAGGTTCTTCGTTTCTCTGTTGTATTTTTTTAATCTTGGAGTAGCTCTTCAACATATGATTCTCCTTCATTGAGTAATCTCTCTGTATCAATTTCTTCTTTAATTAAAAATAAACCTGCTACATACGAACCAAGTTTTGATGAGCCACCTGGGAGCTTTTGAATAATTCTTTTAAGATTAAAAATCAATCTAGTGAAAAGTGTATAAGAATCTTTTTCTTCTTTAGTTTTAAGTGTGTTATATTTTCTTAGTAACTTTCCTTTTTTATCAATAATACCATGCTCAAATGCTGGTTGATTTTCCCAGTCAGTAACCAATGTAGAAATAATGCGATATGTAATGAACGTATCAAATGCTCGAGAAGCCATCTATTGTATTTTCCTTAATATTTCTATTACTTGTTTATCCATGTCCATGTCTGATGAAAATAAAGTTTCATTAACTTGTTCGGGCATTCGATTAAGATAAACTAAAAAAGTTTTCAATAACGAATGATACTCTGTACCAACTCTAAAAAATAAAAGTCTTGTGGCAGCTGCATTTTCAAAAACATTATAAAAAGATATAAGATGATTAAGAATTAATCGTTCTTTAATAACTCCATCTTCTCTATAACGATTAAACAATCTTTTAATATACTTCAGCTTCCTAACATCTTCAAAGTATTCTTTTATATCAACGCAATGCGGATTATCATAGTGTAATAATGCATACATTAAATAATTTTCATTCGTCAATTCATTAAATCTCATATAATCTCTCATGTTATTTCATTTGATCTGGCCACAAAGGATAAAATTTCTCTCTCAGCCAATCATCATTATATGGATACTTAAATATCCATTGTTGTGTTTTGTATCCACCACGCCAATCTTCGTCATCAGCATAACGATATAAAGTCCATTTCTTAATTACAAAATAATTTATACCCGGTGCTGGTAGTACCCAATGATCTCCATTATCCGTTATTGTTGTTACACAATTATATTTATTACACGGATAAGCTTCAATCAAAGAATATGCAATCTTAATATCAAACTTACCATCATCATCAGTATCAAAATAAAACGATACAGTTCGTGGGACTTCTTCAGGAACCCAGTCGATTAATTTGTCGAGTGTGGGTTCCTGAAGTTTATCCTGAAGAACTATTTGCCAATCTCCTGTTGCCGGAGTTGCGACGCCGAACAACAAGAGTGTGGCTAGAAGAATCGTTTTAAACATTTTGATATACTACTATGCTACAACTGTAATTGTTCCAGCTGAAGTTCCAATACCTGCACTATTTACAATTGTTGCATTAGTACTTGTACCTTTTTCTTTAACTGTTCCACTATTTAGTGACATAGCATTTGCACCAATTGACAATATATCATCAGCACTTGTAGCCGCATGAGCAGCTGCGATAACTAATGTAAAGGTCAAACGATTTGTGCCTGTACCACTTGCATAACTCAATGTATGATTAGCACGTTGGTCATTAACAACTGTAACTTGTGGTGTGCCTGTTACATCAACTTCTTCATTATAATTTACTGTTACTGATAATGTTCCACCAGCTGATTTATCAAATGTACTGATATTCCAATTGATAGAACTAACATCTGCAATATTCAATCCGGTAACGTCTGCACCTGTAGCTGTGCGTGTCGAAAGACCACGAATTGCTACTAGCACTTCTGGATCACCAGAACCTGCTTGTGCTGGTTGTACCCAACCAGAACTTGTTGCATAAACTGCTCGCTGCTGTTCTGTTGTCAACCATTTTGGTTTTGCTTCATCTGTGTCTGAACTGCCCCATGATGCCATTTGTTATTCCTCCTCTTCTTCTAATAGTAGTTCTTCTTGTATTGGTTCTTCATGTACAGGGTTTGCACCTATACCATCAATTCGTATAACATGACCAACATCATCTAATGTAAAATCAACTTCTTGATTATTTTGAATACTTCCACATACACATTCAACATTAAAGTCATAAACTTTATCTGGTGTTACAATTTGTCCTGTTGGTTTATGAAATCCTTTTACTATACCTTGCATATCTTCTCCTTTTCAAAGAGAGGGGCCGAAGCCCCTCCATAATTATTTTTCATCGTTCTTGTTGTTAGCAACATTCAAAGACATCCAATTTAAAATAGGCCAGATTTTTCCGATTATCGGAATACTCTCAGCATATTTATCTTTTAGTGTCATTGTAATGCCGTTCGCAATAACAATTATAGTTGTTGCGAGCCCCCACCAAGATTGGGTCGATGCCCAAGTAATAATCATTGTTTCCATTTCGTTTCTCCTATATAGAATAAATTAATCACTTATGATTAATGATATAACCAACCAGCAACCATCCAACCCATTAAAAACCAAACTCCGTGTACCATCCAAGGTGCCATGTTACTTCTCCTTTTGTTAAAAAACTATTTGTGAGTAATTATATACCAGAGTCATTCCATGAACCACAAGTATAGTCTGGATCACACTTGAACTTATACTCATTACACCATGTTTGATCTCTCCAATGAGAACATGAATGGTTACACCCTTTCTCATCTTCACTAAGTCGATATTTAGGGACCGTCATTGTAATATCAGCTGTCCTGACAATCTCAGGATCATTCGGGCTGTGAAAAATCTGCGTTGCAGGAGCTTCTTGACCCTCGTCCCCATTCATCATTCCATCCTCATTCAGTTCTTTTTTAAACTTAGAATATGTTTTCATATCATCCTCTTTATGATTGTTTCTTTCGTAGTATCGTAAAAACTTTTTTAGCAAGACTACTACTTTTAGTTAATAATCCTTTGCTGAATTTATTAAAATTATCTTTCTGTACAAATGAACGCATCTTAGAACCAGACATTCCAGAAACACCAGAAGCATCTGGGTCCCGTTCACCAGCTGAAACAACAGAAAACTTTTTAATATTACTTAAATTCTTTTTAATATGACTAGTCATATTCTTTTTAAATTCTTTCACTCGATCACTACCAACCACAAATGTTACATTAGATACATTCTTATCATTCAATTTGTCCAATGCGTGAAAAGGACTTTGTACTGAACGATCAGTATTTACAATACTTCCATATACATCTTTCAAGACTTTTACTTTCATCTTGAAAGGTAATGGATTCTTATTATCATCCTCTGTTTTAGATGGATAGATAATTGGTTTAGCTCCAGATGACTTGGCAACTGATAATACTTTATCAATTAACTTACCATGACCAACTGTAGGTGGATTCATTCTACCAAATGTGAATACAACTGAATCACTAACAGCCTCTGAAAAAAATTCTTTAAAACTAAATAACTTCATTTTTTTAATTGTAATCCTGCAAACATTGATATCCAAGGAATATCTTCTTTAGCTAATTGCTTCAATACATCTTTTGGATACTTACTAACCATATTCTTTAATTTCAAACCTCGCTCGTAAGACATCTTACCTATTGAAGAATATTCTTTTCTCAGCTTTTCAATCTGTTTATCTGCAAAACCTCCCGCTTCGTCTAAATATTCTTTAAAGTTCTGCATCTAACTAATCTCCTAATTCAACTCTATATCCTAATTTTTTAAAATGCTTTGTAGCATCTTTCCAAATCTTTCCATGAATGATAGGTTTATCAAAATACTTTTCTTGTCCCTTGCCTTCATCATCATCTTCAGGCCATTTCTTTTCACCTGTTTTTTGTTGCATATCACTAATCCAGTTCTCTAAATTATCATCACCAATATTCATATTAAGTTCAACTGTCTTATCATCTTCATCAACACTAATATACAAAGCTCCCTTATATTTACCTTGCAACTCATATTCAGCTTCGTGTTTGTTAACAAATCCCTTGAGCTTAAAAGTTTGTCCACCAAACCGCACACTTCCTTTTAACTCTGCTTCTTCTAAATAACTTCTAAATGTTTTCATTTTGGGCTTTCTCCGTTTCGTAACAATACTCTAATGCTCGTTTGCCTCTGTATCTTTTACCATCATGGAAACTTTTCTTTACTTGCCTAGCCATAACTTTATTATTTGGACACTTACATTGCCATCTAAACTTTGAATCACAAACTGCACAAAACCTCGATCTTACCTTTATCTTTATTTCCTTCTTATCAATAATAGTCATTCCCTTTTAATATTTCCTCCCAATCATCCTTCTTATATTTATAATCTTTTTTATCCTGTTTCCAATCACCATATTCATATTCTACATAATCTTTTGACAAACCATCAACCACCTCACGAACTGTCACCAATATTTTTGTAAGGCCTGTTTTAATATTCATAATTTATCCTTAACTCCAATTTTTTGCAATAGTAAAGTTAGCATGAGAAAATTCCAATCTATCAACCAACTTGACAGCCTTTCCACTCTTAGCATTAATAGCTACAAAACCTTCTGGAGCTGTTACTTTAAATCCTGTTGATGTTTTCAGAAATGTACCAATGCCTTGTATCTTATTCAACTGTTGTACAACTATCATCTTTGCATCACGAATCGCTAAGTAAGTTGCAAAGGCAAAATATATTTCATTCTTGTATCTATTTAATTCCTTATTGGAATCTTTGAGAATCTTTTGATATTTTTCTTTACCTTTGTCTGACTTCTTACCTGCAATTTCTTTCGTCATACGATCTAAATAATACTTATCAAACTCTTTAACGAGCTTGTCTACACCTGACAACTTGGTGCCTGCACGAATCTTAGAGTTAAAAAAGATTTTCAGTTGACCACCTAAACTTAATGTTTTGTGTTCTCTTTTGCTGAGTACATCAAAAAACTTTCCAGCCTTTTTAATAGCTCCTTTGATCTGATTTATTTTGAGAACAAGACTCTTAGTATCTGATTTTGACAAACCAGCTACTTTACTAACATTCTTGACACCAGCATCTTCTGACCAAACACTTTTAGTTGTCGTAAACTTACTAGAGTCTACACCAAAAGATGCACTCAAATCTGCAATAGTGTTTCCACTATATGATGTATGCCAGACAACTCCTATACTTGCTTTACGAATTGTACTAGCTAATTTACTATCAGCAGGAACTGCATAAGTTATTGTGTTGGGTGTAAAGACAACGCTTTTAACACCATCAACTTCTTCTTCTACAAGATCCTCTTTAGTAAACATGATGTCGCCTTGGAATATACCTTTCATTCCAAGTTTAGGAAGATGCTTGAGTGCAATTTTTAATTTATCTGTCGGACCCTCTGAACCATGATTGGATGCTATATCAGCATTCGTATAATTTATTTTAGGGGTCTTATTAAATAACGATTTTGTTGCAACAAAAAACTTCCCATTCTCTGGATTCGTTCCAGCAAAAACTGCTGGAGCTCCATCCCATTTAACTGTAACATTCGTTGAACCTTTACCAACTCCGTTCAACATATCTTTTAATGAGTTCAAGAATCTAACTGCCGTCTTAGCACCAGTTAATCCGTTATTAATTATCTCATCTTCAAGATGTTCTAAGTGAGTATTCTTATCTTCGTTTAATAATTGTGCGAATCGGATCATATCTTATCTAAACTGTCTAATATGCATAAGGGACAATCTTCAAAAGAAACAGAACGAAATGGACAAACTCTTCCATGTTCTATTTCACCATAACCCCCCATTGTGTGAATGGCCCCGCTATTATTCTTTGTCTTCTTGGTCAGCCTCTCAGCTGATTCTTGAAACAATTCTATAAGTTTTTTCTCTGTCATATCTATATATATTTATATCAAATATCTCTAATATTTATAATAACTAGACATTTAGCTAATATTTCCAATCAGCTGTAGTCACTTTAACGTCTTTATGTTGCTTCAAGAATGGTGAATCTGGTGATTTTTTTACATCAGAACCACCATTTGCCAGTACTGGTTGCTGTGACTGTGAAATACTCTCCAATCTCATACGATTCTTATTCATCCCCAAC